CTACGGCACACAGAAGAAAACAGGCTCTTGGGAATCAGGAGAATTTACTACCCGTAAGGGTGTGGCTTTCCGTGCCATTGGTGCGGGGCAGTCGCCAAGGGGTACCCGAAATAATGAAATCCGCCCCGATGTAATATTAATTGATGATATAGATACTGATGACGACTGCCGTAATTCGGAGATTATAGAGCAAAGGGTAAAATGGATAGAGCAGGCACTTATTCCGACCCGTTCCCTCTCTAATCCTCTGCTTATTATCGCCTGTGGGAATATTATTGCGGATTACTGCTGTATTACTGAGATGGGCGCCAAGGCGGACTCTTGGGAAGTGGTTAATGTGCGTGATGAAAACGGCAAATCTACTTGGCCACAAAAGAATACAGAGGAGAATATAGATAGGGTACTTTCTACCATATCCTATGAGTCCATGCAGAAGGAATATTATAATAATCCAATGGATGGCGGCAAGGCATTTAAAAATATCGTAGATAAAGCACCTTTCAACTTGAAGCACTGCGATTATGTTGTGATTTATGCAGACCCTGCAACTTCCAATTCGGAGAGTAAAAAGTCATCATCCAAAGCAGTGGGTATCATTGCTAATAAAGGAATGGAATACAGCGTGCACAAGGCTTGGGTCAATCAGATGAGTAATGCCAGTTTTGTAGACTATCTCTTTGAAGCTTATCTAATCTGTAAAAATGCAGGTGTAGAGCCGATTTACATTTACATTGAAAACAATACGCTTCAAAATCCTTTCTACGAGCAAGTGTTTCTGCCAATGATTTATAAAAAATGCATGGAGCTGAATATTGCACTGCCTATCCGTCCAGATGAGAGGAAAAAACCTGAAAAATGGGCAAGGATAGAAGGAAAATTAGAACCACTGGTAAGGCTGGAGCGATTGACATTCAATATCAAGGAAAAGGACAACCCACATATGCAGAGGCTTAAAGCACAATTTAAAAACGCAAATGCCAAAGCCAAACTGCTTGATGGTCCCGATATGGTAGAAGGAGCCATTACCATTATTGATAATAAGAGAGTGGAGCAGGCAACGGGAGCAGTAGAACTTATCCCGAGAAAGTCAAGTCCTCACAGAATTTAAAACCCTTTTAAATTGAATTTAAAATGTTAGTACAACCAGAAGAATTAACCACTGACCTATACCAGGAAGTAATAGATGAAATCACCAGAAGAAACACAGATGAAGTCATATCGCACATTAAAGCCGCTGAAGACTTTGTTAAGGCCTATTTATTCAAGTATGACCTTCATGCGCTTTTTGGGACAGAAACAGAAAGCCCCACTGTACAGGATGAGTTTTTAAAGAAAACAATTAAAATCATTGCTTCTTACTGGCTGGTAAGAAAAGCAAACCCAGGTGTCAGTGTAGAACTGCTCCGAGAAGACTGGGAAATGTTTATCGGAGATGAACACACCCCAGGATGGCTGACCAATATAAAAAACGGCACTATCAATCCTGCATGGCCATATAAAAAGGATGACCCTACTACACCACAAGATGAAAGTAAGCAGGAACAAGACACCTTCTGGGATTCTACTTTGAAAAGAACTAACCGATTCTAAAATAAAATTATGAGCAAAAATAATACAACACCTCAATACATTATCAATGACTTAACATTGGTATCTCCCGACAGACAGCGAAAGGATATACAAAGCCTTAAAAATGCGGTATTATCTGCTGAGAGTATAAGCCTTCCTAATAGGGCAAAACTTTATGATTTATACCATGACATATTAAGTCTTGATGGTTTCTTACAAGGGATAACAGCAAAACGAATTAACTCAGTTTTAAATAAAAAACTCAAATTCTACGACCGAAACAAAAAGGAAAACGAAGAAATAACCAAACTAATGAAGTCCGAAGCGGGACGGGAAATCATCTCTCAGATTGTTAATTCGGAGTTTTGGGGAGTTTCGGGAATAGAGTTTAAAATAGGCGAAAAATTAGCCTTTGATGAAATCCCCCGAAAACACATCAGACCAGAAAAAGGAAGTATTAGCAAAACCCAATATGGTTTAGGAACTGACGACTTTAAAATAGAAGAACTCCCTTTTGTATGGGTTATCGGTAGAAAGAATAACTTAGGCTTATTCTTAGCTTGTTCCATGTATGGCATCTATAAGCGTGGAAACTTCGGCGATTGGGCACAGTATGTAGAAATCTTTGGACAACCCGTAAGAGTTATGTACTATGATGCTTACGATACTGCAACAAAAAATGAGCTTAAAAAAATACTTACTGAGAGTGGAAGCTCCCTAGCAATTATGCTGCCTAAACAGGCTACTTTTGAAATGAAAGACGGTAAAGCTTCCAATGGAAGCGGAGAACTTCAAAAGAGTTTCAAAGATGCCTGCAATGAGGAAATGGCGGTCGCCATTCTGGGAAACACCGAAACCACATCGTCTAGTAAAAGCAGTGGTTATGCGCAGTCTAAGGAACATGGAGAACAGCAAGATGAAATCATTGCTTCCGACCTTATTTTAGTAGAAAACCACCTTAATAGCGACAAGTTTATTTCTATCCTTAAATCCTATGGTTACGATGTAGAGGGCGGATATTTCAAATACGAACTAGAGCTGAATTTAGACAAACTTAAATCTCGGCTGGAAATTGATATGCGAGTATCTGAAAAAGTGCCCGTATCCGATGATTATTGGTATGAAACATATGGTATTCCAAAGCCCGAAAACTACAACGAGCTGAAAAAAGAAATGCAGGAGAGAAATAATACAATGGCTTATATGACACCTCAGAATGATGAAGAAAAAAACAATGAAGACAAAGATGATAAAAGGGATGAAAAGGATAAAGAGGGTAAAAAAAAGAAATTAACTGACCTTTCAGAGTCCAATTGGTACAGCAAAATATTTGAATCTTTAGCGGATTTTTTCGCCCACGCCCGACATTAGTCGGGCAGATTAACGACCTTTATGCCCATACCTGCGAACATTGTGGAGGACACCTTCCAGACCTTAGCGATGAAAAACGGGAAGACTGGGAAGCCATCTATGCTGAAATTGCTAAAAAAATACTAGATAAATCAGCTTCCAAAGTAAATGCCAACCTGCACCTAAAAACAGCTGAAATTCTTATGAATGGAGTGCGTAAGAGCTTGGGGGAAAATCTTACTTATGGAGATAAAACAGCCGTGCTGGTAGAATATCTCCAAAGAAATATTTATGCCTTTTCTGCCGCCAAATCCTTTACTGAAATGAAGTATTACAGGGATATGATGATAGAAGAGGAAAAAGGTGGAATATTAGACTATGGAGCATTTAAAAAGAAAATTGCTGACACTGGGGAAATCTTTAATAATACTTACCTTCGGGCAGAACATGACCACGCTTATTACTCTGCCGTGATGGCGCATAAATGGGAAGCTCTAGACACTGAATATTTAGAATATTCCACCGTAGGAGATGATAGAGTAAGACCAGAACATGAAGCCCTAGATAAGTTTACTGCTCCAAAGAGTGATGTAGTATGGAGAAGAATTTATCCTCCTAACGGCTGGAACTGCAGGTGTACCGTAGTACCAGGGAAAGCATCCATGTCAGAAAAGAAAATGACTGCCATAGAGGCAGGAAAGATGATGAAAGACCACCTAAAACATACCCCATTTGACAACAATGTAGGGATGTCTAAAGTGATTTTTAAAGACAATCATCCATACTTCCAGAATGCCAAAGGTAAAATAACCAATCTAAGCTGGGAGCAGTACGGACTAGCTGATATTGGCAAAATAAGAGCGAATTTGCTTCCTGAATATCAGCCGACAACCAAGCAGGAATATTTAGACTGGTGGAAAGCCCAGCCTAAAAGAGAGGGAACCGATGATTTTGTGATAAAAGATGTCCTCGGACAGGAAATCCTGTTAAGCAGCGGGGAAGGGAAAAAGAAAAGAGCAGACAGCTTTTTTAAAGACCATATCATTAAAAAAGAGGATGATAAACGCTTTGAGTATGCCACAGAAACCCGAAACATCTTAACCTCTCCCGATGAAGTATGGTTTAATCCGGAAAAGAAGAATACCCGAACTTATCTAAAACACTATGAACAAGGAACAATAAAACTAGTAGTGGATGATAAGTTAGAGGCCGTTACCATGTATCTAATAGACGCGAAACATGAAGGAGAACTAGATAAAAGTAGAATGGGGGTGCTAATGTATAGAAACTAAAAAAGGAAGTATATAAATACTCCCTTTTTATCAAAATGCACAAGGACAGAGAACATGACTGATTAGGCCACTCAATGCCGGTAATCATTTTGATACTACAAATATACAAAATATTTTTAATAAAACATGACACCAGAAGAATTTGTAAAAAAACTGCAAAATAAAGCCCTGGAAGTAGAGCGTTATGCCATGCTGGAATTTCCTAATATGGCGGGAAACATCACTCTGCGGTTTATCAATGGTAATTTTAGAGCACAAGGTTTCCAGGGAACCACTTTTAAGAAATGGAAACCCAGCAAGGGAACTACTCTTGTAAAAACAGGAACCCTTAGAAGCGCTACCTATTACACCACGCAGACTGGGCAGGTAACTATCATTAACCCTATGCCTTATGCCAAAGTCCATAATGAGGGAATTAAAGGCGAAGTAACTGTAAAATCCCACACTCGGAACCGCTACAGCAAAGCTAAAGTAAACACAGGAAAATTTACACAAAAAGGTAAGGAGAGAAAGAAAACAGTAACCTTTAAATCGGGAGAAACAACAGTAAAATCACACACTCGTAAAGTGAATATCCCACAAAGACAATTTATCCCTACACAGGACAGCCCAAGCCCAGTGCTGAATAATGCTATAACAAGAGAATTAACCAAAGACCTAAAGAAAATTATATCATAATGGAAACATACTTTAAACCACTGTTTTTAGCCCTCCAAAAAAGAATAATGGAGAATGTACCCGAAATTAGATTTATAGACCAAAACATAGGTCAGCTTGGCTTTGATGAGTATAGGGCTATGGTATCCTTTCCTGCTGCACTGGTAGATTTTCCCTCTACCTCTTTCTCGGCTCTGTCTG